ACAACAACATTAGGGGAACCGGAGCTCATTAATTTTTGGGAGAAAAACGGTTTTGGTTTTATCAGCCCAAAGAACCGTGAAGACCTCATGTACTGGGTAGATGATTTCAAGAAGATTGGCTCAACTGACGAGCAGGCAGTTCAGGTAGTCAAACAGGCCATGAGCAACGCAATTGACAATAACGTGCGTCGTTATAGCTATGTCAATGCCATTTTAAAAAATTGGGAATCCTTAAGGCTTACTAGTTTAGAGGCAGTGACGGCCTATGAAGCCCAACGAACACAACGCCAAAAGTCAAAATCAACGTCACGGCAAGCATCTACAGACGTTTATCACAACCAAGGGGATGTCCAAGATGAAGACTTACCTTGGTAGAGAAGAGGCGTGTGATGAGCAATCTTGAAACTAATCAAGGACGTTTAGCAGCGATCGAAACATTTGCTGAACGTTGTCCCGATTGTGGCAGCCTCTTGTATCGCCCGAAGGGATTGAGCAAAGTCACCGGTAAAAAAATGGCCGGAGTGTGCATGAATTGTGGCTATAAACAGCCACCCACGGAGCCTAAAAACGTCACGCCAGATATGGAAAAAGAGGCCCGCAAGAACCGCACCGTTGGATACTACCTAGCTTATTCGGTATTTAGTACAGACGCGATTATTGCAAAGGATTTCAACAACTTCCATACAGATGGCAGCCTTGGACAGCAGCAGTTGAAACTCTTCGCTGTCGGTTTGTCTAACAAAATATGCCGTAACGAGGTTGTACACGCATTGATTATCGGTGACACAGGAGTTGGCAAGTCACATATTGCTAACGGCATATTAATTGATACTCAGGCCAAGACCGGTTATCGCAAAACATGCCTTTTTATTGACTGGAACGCTTTAATGCAGAGACTCAAGTCTGGCATGAGTGCTAATGCACAAGATGTGCGAATGAAGAACGAGAAAATTATGCATGAGATTGGCAAGGCTGATGTGGTTGTGATCGATGATCTAGGCTCCGAGCGTGGTAGTGATTTTGAACGCCAGACGGCTGATGATGTTTTCAGAATGCGGGAAGACAAAGCAACTATCGTGACAACCAATTTGCACGGACAAGATCTGAATAAGAGGTACGGCGAGCGAACTATGTCCCGTATGGCCAAGCACGGCCAAGGAAATAGCTTTGGCGTTAAAGGAATCCTAGATCAGCGAAAAGAGGCGTTGCCTTGATGAAAGAATACGTGATTATGGACACGGAGTTTAACTCAACCAGTAATCGAGCAATTCAAATATCAGCAGTCAGAATTCGAGACGGTCTGCACATTGCAGATCAGTTCAACCGATTCATTCCATCACCAGATAAATTTGATCAGCTTCACATCATTAGGACAAGTAACATGCGATACAGCGACTATTTAGCTTTACCAAGCCTGCAACAGACAGTGCGTGACTACGTTGCCTGGATGAGAACTACGACTGACATTGTGGGCTGGTCGATTGAAGGTGACGCAGAACGTATCAGAGAAACGTTTAAACAGGGGTCACATGGTATCCCCAAGAACTGGAAGTTTATCGACATCGCAGACGTCGTTGAAAAGCAGTATAGCTTTAATGCTACGCCCCCGCTGCAAGGACTGGCGAATGTTATGGGCATATCAGCAAACCGTGATCACAACGCACTGGACGACTGTTTAAGGACATTTGGAGTTATCAAGGAATTGGAGTCACGAGACGGAAAGCTATTTTGAGGAGGCGATTGAGTAGAAGAAAATTTATACATTAAATTCAATATAAAAAGAAGCATTACTGGTATTAAATGGAAAAGGAATGCGAAAAATCCATACTGAGACAGAATTGCCTCTCAGGTTGTTATTGTTCTTAATGAAATCTTCAGATGCATTTTTCTTAATTAAATCTAATATTTCCTTTTGCTTAGGAGCAGCCATTTCGCACAAATAAGCAAAGTTGGTATCTTTCCCGACAATTCGATTCAATTGCTTGTAAAAATCGGGACAAACATTGACTGAACTTTTATCAACTACAAAGGGAAGGTGCTCAACAGTTTCATTTGAGTCATAAATCAAATAGTCTAAACCATTAGCAACAGACGAATATTTATTGGAATTAAGCGATTTCGTAAGAATTTCTTTTGATAAGTTGAAAAATTCATCTGCAGTAGTTGCTTTATTAAATAAATTATACATTGCCAATGTTATCTCCTTAAAGTTTAAATCGAAATGTTAGTAATACTTTTCTTACCACTAATGGTTATAGCACTGATATTCGAAAAGGGGTAGTTTACTTGTTTGACGGAGAAATAAAACCGATTCTTGATATGACGGCCGGAAGCCGCATGTTCTGGTGGAATAAAGCTGACCCTCGTGCAATTTTTGTCGATAAACGCGATGAGTTTCACAGCGTGCCTGATTGTAATGCCAAGGACGGTGAACGTCAGATATGGATTGATCCTGATATTCAATTGGACTGGACTAAGGAACCGTTGCCATTCTCAGACAACACCTTTCACCTTGTTGTCTTTGACCCACCACATTTAAAGCATGCTGGCGAAGGCAGTTGGTTGGCAGCAAAATATGGCACGCTTGATGATCTTTGGCCAAACCAAATTCGGCGGGGATTCAGTGAGGCAATGCGAGTTTTGAAACCTTATGGCACTTTGATTTTTAAATGGAATGATGACCAAATCAAACTAGCAGATGTGTTGCATGAAATTACCTATCGACCATTGTTTGGTGACAAACGTAGCAAGACACATTGGCTCATATTCATGAAAGAGGCGGAGAAATGAAACGAATAGAAATAAAGGTTATCCGTATGCCCAGTGGCAAATACCTTTGCGATTCCGCATGGGATGGAAAGAACCAGACATCAAAGCTGTCAGGGGCAATAACGTGGTACGGAGAAAATAGAGAAATCGACCCATACAAAACTGCACATGATTGGGGCGGTAAGGTTGTCGTGCTTCGGGAGGTGCGAGATGAAACGAGAGATTAAGTTCAGAAGGAGGTGAATGATTTGGACAGCAAACGAGCATTGGCCGAAAATCTTAGAAAGAATATATACGATCTGAACATGACACAAGCCAAATATGCGAAAGAGATTGGAATACCTATCACCACGCTTGAATATGTAATCTCTGGGAAGGGTAGTGTTTCACTCACCACTTTGGACAAAATCGCATATGGAGCTGGGATTGATCCATGGGAACTCATTCGGCCTTCTGAAAGCAAATAAAAAAGCGCGCCTGATGAGGGACGCGCCGGAGGCCAAACGTACACGTGATTGATAGCAAATGGAATCATTTAAAAGGAGTAGGCCTCCGCGAGCAGTATAGCAAAAGTCGCCCCGGATTAACAGGACGACTCAGTCTATCAACCCGAATTATTTGAACATCAAGTGTATCACAAAAAAACAAAAGCGCACCATTACGGCACGCTTATCCCCCAAACTTTTACAAATTTTATTATACCATAAGGAGTGGACGCAGTGGTGCGAGCAACAAGATATTTTAGCCCAATTGATCATGACAAAACGATTGAAAACGCCAAAGAGGTCTTGGGTAACTACTGGCATCATAAGCGGCTCGCTCAACGCACCACAATAGCGCTCAGAAGCCCCGTGATGGACGGCATTCCCAAGTCACCTAGCTATGGCAACAAAGCCGAGGAAAAGCTCGTATCGCACGCTGACGAGCTTCGATATGTAGCTTGCTGTGAAAAAGCTATTAGATCAGTCGAGTTAGAAAAATACAGAATTATTTTAACCGAAACCTACCTTGTTTCCCTAGATCAACGTAAGCCATGGTGGCTGATAGCTGAGGAACTACATTTGAGCAAATCTGCTTATTATAGAGACTTCAAGGAAGCACTATTAGCATTTGCTGATTGGTGTGAGCTAGTTGAGCAACCCCACAAAACCTAGGTGGGAAAATGTTGGGAATAAGTTGGGAACAACCGACCGTATTTCCGTCATATGATGGTATTGTGCCAAAGGTGAGAAACCTGAGACACCGCATTTTTCCTCCGAGCCTCAGTGATGATAAAGCTGTGGCAAGGCGTGGCAAATGGACTGGCTGAGATAGTCAGGCGGGTTCGATTCCCACATGCCACATTGTCCAGTTTAGCGACCGGACACAGCTTGCGATGACCCCATCTGACACTGGGAGAGCGAGCAGCAACTGACGTTTAGGCGTTAATGGGAACCAGAAATCGCGTTTTCGTGGTACCTGTTATCGGGTTCGATTCCTGACAGTTGCATACAAAGTTGACTCCACTGCAAGGCGAAAGCCTCCGTTGCAGAAATGCCCCATATGGATACGGAATATGGGGAAAGCAGCAGACGTGCTCATGATGGCGCTAGTTTAGGTCTCGGCCATCGAATGAATGTAGCATTTTCACTTTACTGTGTTGGCTAATGTGGCCAGCTAAAACCTATGTTCATCTGGTATCAGTTGAGATGACCAACTCTTGGCGGTATCTGTGCTAGAAGAACCGTTAGACGTCACCGGAAAGTACAACCGGGGCGCATTATGCGAGCAACAGAATAGACATTGATACCGGTTACTCAATGCTGAAACGGGACGGTGCAACTCCGTCCGCTCGCCTTGTACTAGTTGACTTACGAACTAACGTTTGTATATAATGCTAGTATATCCAAATATTGTTTGTTGGTGATGGGAACCCACCCACCACCATTTTTGCTATACTGAGGTCACAAACAATATTTGGAGGGCAGAACAATGGAGTCAAAAACGCAAGTTGTAAAGTTTGAGGCTTATCAAGCACTTACCGAAAAAGATGGACAGGAGAGCAAACTCGATTTAGAGGCTTTATTTGATGCTATTAAAGATCAAGATCAGGAAAAAAGAAGTAGTGTCTACTTCGGAACACCCGTAAGAATGGACAATATTCACGATGTGGCCGTTGATGATATTTCTTCAAAGCTGTTTCCCGAAATGCGATTAATTTATTTTCATTTAACAAAGCTAAGGGATGAAGGAGCCGCTACCACGACTATTCAATCGGAAGAACTAAAAGATCTTGATCTTGCACCCGATGAGTATATAGCGGAAGATATTAATTGCTTCTATGATACACAACTCTGCACGGTTTTCATCCAAAGGAACTTTCACTCGCTTTCAATCACAGGCATTACAGACTACCTTATAAAAATGTATAAGTTGGTCAAGGAAGCTGATGGTAATCAATCCGAAAATGAGGCTCTGAATCTTTTCTTTAAACCTGTTCCTGATAAAAAAGTGGTGGAAAAAGCACAGCAAGCTAACAACTTTAGAACTCTTGAGCTTTCCTTTGCTAGCGATAGAAAACAAGAAATACCTAAAATGGTTCAGAAGTTTTTAGGCAATTTAGGAGACATTTTTGGTCAATTAGGAGGAGCCAAAATTGGATTGACTCTCTCAGCAGGAAAGTCAGATCAACCTGGTTTAAAAAATCAAGAAACGCAGGAAATTATAAAACAAATTGCTGACGGAAACACGCCATTTTCAAAAGCGATTATTCGAGGAAAAGCAGGGGATATGCCTATTGAACGATACGATTTGCTGGCTGGTAAGTTGCAAACAGTTCACAAATTTTCTTCTGTAAAAGACGAAAATGGTAGTGCTAGAAAAATGCATTTATCTCCCAGTGCTGTGGAAGATACCATGAACTTGATTTATTTAAAAGGTGAAGAAGGCAAGCAATCCTTTAGAGAAAGAGTCATTTTAAACTTGTCATAACTTGCTTTACACTTAATCACTGGCTTAGTGAGGAGGAAGTTGAATGAAACATAGGTTATTCTCTCGTTTTCCTTATCTAGTTGGATTTGTTTTACTTGGCTCTCTAATTATATTAAGAACCAGATTTGACTTAGACTATTATTCTATTAAGGGGTTTAAAGAGGTTCTCAGTTCAATGATCAACTTCCTGTCTATTATTATTGGCTTTTATTCAGCATTCTACGGAATGATTATCACATTGTCGAAGTCAAAGTTTATGGAGGAACTTAGAAAGTCTAAGTATAGTAATGAATTGCCTAGGCTGCTGCTATCGTCTTTAATTATTGCTTTTGCAACTTTGATAGTGACTATCCTGATGCAAGTTTTAGTCAACTATAAATCCAACGTCTCGCTTATGTTGTATTTTTTCTGGGGATTACTCACTGGCGCAGCAGTGACTTATGCGTTCCAAACAGCACTTTTGTCTATATCGATGATTTTTTATAGTAATCCTCAAGAAAAAGATACCGTCAAAGTTGATCTTTGAGATTTTCGATAGTGATGATGTAAAAGACGCTACGGCGTCTTTTTATTTGCCCAAGCACTCCGCCAAACGGTGAGGTGCTATTTTTATGCAAAAAAAGCCCTCGCTCTGGGAAAACGAGGGCCAATCACTTTTGAGTGTGAGAATGAACTCACTAATTCAGTGTAACACAATACTTATAATAGGCACATAAAAAAGCTCTCGGGGCCGAATCCGAGGGCTTAAGAACTCGGGAAGTTCTTTATGAGGGAGCTGAGCAGAATCTCTAAACTGCTCACGGCTATTATATTTCAGGAGGCGAGTAGATGCAATGGACAGATGAACAGATCGGTGACATTAGGAAGCTCGCCTCTGAAGGCTTTACAAGACGAGAGACGGCAGACAAGCTAGTTATATTAACAATATCAGATGGAAGGACAGCCAAACGGTTGTCCTTTTACTATGTCATTGGGAGGTGGATACGATGGCCATGGTACCACGAGAGATCAGCGAGCCGTTCTATCATAGCAAAGAGTGGAAGAAGACGCGTGCTGCCTACATTGCCAGTGTCGGTGGATTGTGTGAGCGCTGCTTGAAGCGAGGTATCATCAAGCCCGGCTACATCGTCCATCACAAGCGCTACATCACAGCAGACAACATCAATGACCCAAGCATCACGCTTAACTGGAACAACTTAGAGTATCTTTGCTTCGATTGTCACCAAGAGGAACACTTTGAGAAGACGGCAGCTGTTCGTTCTGACGTTATGTTTGATGCTCATGGTCAGTTAGTACCAGTTAGTCGACCCCCCCTACGAAGCCATAAGAAGCTGTTTAAAAAGGAACGGCATGCAACACACGAATAATACACGGGTTGTTTTTTCGTATGAGGGGGGGATAACAAATTTAAGGGGATGACGAAAGTGACCCGGAAAATGTCGATTGAAAAGCAGGATGTGGCCATTCAGCTCGAATATGAGCGGTTGCGTCAAACGTTATCCGGTATCTCATCGGAAAAATTGGCAGCGACCGATAACTTGATTCAAAGATGTGCATTCATGACCATCACGCTGCAAATCTTGGAAGATGAAGTCAAATCTAAAGGGCCGACGATTCTCATGCACAATGGGAAGCAAACGATGCGTGTTGAGAATCCCGCCCAGAAATCTTACAACACGATGATCAATCGATACACTGCCGCGATGGATAAGTTACTCAGTTTGCTACCGAGAGAATCTGCAATCATGCCTGCCGATCCCAACAAAGAGAGCGACGGTTTTGATGACTTTGTTGAGGAACGAGGCGAATAGCAATGGCTGACATTCAGATCAAGATTCGTGTCGATCGACATGTCAGTTATCCACCTGATTACGATCCAATTACTCAATACTGGCAATCGTTTGTGCAGAATGGTGGTGATCAAGTTGTCGGCAAGAAAATCTACCGCACGTACAAGAAGCTCATCGCAGACATGCACAATGACAATAGTGAATGGTACTACTCAAATCGTCGTGGTAATCACGTGCTTGAATTTATCGAGAACTATTGCCGTCACAGCAAGGGACCAGCAGGCGGGAAGCACATTGTCCTAGAACTCTGGGAGAAAGCACTGTTGGCAGCGTCCTTTGGATTCGTTGACGGTGCGGGTTTCCGAAAGTATCAGCGGGTTGTCCTGATTGTTGGTAAGAAGAACGGGAAGTCGCTGCTCGGTTCCGCTGTTGGGTTGTACATGCAGATTGCCGATGGTGAGGCTGGGCCTGAAGTGTACGCGGTGGCTACGAAGAAGGATCAGGCGAAGATCATTTGGAATGAAGCCAAGCGCATGGTCAGAAAATCTCCGGCTTTGGCTAAGCGAATCAAAACGCATGTGGCTGATCTGTCTTCAGAAGATTACAACGACGGCGTCTTTAAGCCTCTGTCATCTGACAGCGATACGCTTGACGGCCTCAATTCTTCTTGCATCCTGATGGACGAAATTCACCAGTGGAAGAACGGTGAGCCACTTTACAACATCATGGCCGATGGGATCACTGCACGGGATCAACCACTGATTTTCATCACATCCACCGCTGGCACGATCCGCGAAGATATTTATGATCAGATCTACGACGACGCCGAGATGACGATTGCAGGATATGATCAACCCGAAGGTTACAGGGATGAACGTTCATTGTTCTTCATCTACGAACTCGACAAACGTTCGGAATGGCGTGATGAGAAATGCTGGGTCAAGGCAAACCCTGGACTTGGCACGATCAAAAATAAGACCACATTGGCTGAACGTGTCGAAAAAGCCAAGGCAAATCACCGACTGGTTAAAAACCTAGTCTGCAAGGATTTTAATATCCGTGAGACAGCGACTGAGTCGTGGCTGACCTTTGATGAACTGAATAACGAGGCCACGTTTGACACGCTCAAACTCAAGCCGCGATATGGCATTGCTGGCGCTGACTTATCTCAGACGACTGACTTGACTTGTGCAACGGTCATCTTCCAGATACCTAATGATGATCACATCTACGTTAAGCAAATGTACTGGCTGCCGGAAGACACTCTTGAGCAGCGCGCACAGGAGGACAACATTCCTTATGCCACGTGGCGAGATCAAGGATTGTTGAGGACGAGCCAAGGTAATAAAGTCTATTATCGTGACATCATGGACTGGTTTGAGGAGCTTGAACAAGAATATGACATTTACCTGTTCAAAGGCGGTTATGACGCATGGTCAGCCACATACTTCGTCAAGGATCTTGAATTCCGATATGGTGAAAAGACTTTTGATGCAATTCCGCAAGGGGTGAAGACGTTATCAAGTCCCATGCATTCACTTGGTGCAGATCTTCGTTCAAAGCGAATTGTCTATAACAACAATCCAATCTTGAAATGGTGTCTGTCTAACACGACGATTGTGACTGACAGAAATGGAAATATCCAACCTGACAAGGGAAAAAACAAGCGCAAGCGAATTGATGGGATGGCTTCTTTACTCGATGCTTATGTTGTTTTTGAGAATAATCAAGAAGAATATCAGACGCTGATTTAACCGTAAGGAGGTGATTATTTGGCATTTTGGAACAATCTTTTTCATAGAAAAAATAGCGGCGTCACAGTCACACCGGAATACAAGCTTGTTACCAACTACGGTAACGGCTTTTTTGGTTGGAATGGCAAGGTCTATGAATCTGACATCATTAGGTCAGCCATTGAGGTCAAAGCAACCACGATCGGCAAAGCAGTGGCCAAGCACATTCGGTCCGGTGCCGGTGACAGCATCGCAGTCAATCCAGACGTTTATATCCAGTTCTTGTTATCAGACCCGAACCCGTTAATGAGCGGCCAGATGCTGCAAGAAAAGATGATCACGCAGCTTGAACTGAATAACAACGCTTTTGCCTTTGTCCAGAATGATGCCAATGGAATGCCAACAGCAATCTGGCCAATCGTGGCTAACAGTGTCGAAGCCATTCAAGACAATCAAGGCAACCTCTATCTCAAGTTCTACATGCAGAATGCACAGACCTACACATTTCCATATTCGCAGGTGATTCACCTGCGCAAAGATTTCAACAAGGACGAAATCTTTGGCGAATCGAATGGCCCGACGTTAGCACCACTCATGGAGATTGTTACGACCACTGACCAAGGTATTGTATCTGCCATTAAGAATTCAGCCGCTGTTCGCTGGTTGTTGAAATTCAATACTGCTATGCGCCCGGAGGATATCGAGAAGAATACGAAAGCTTTTGTTGCATCGTATCTGCAGACACAAAAAGATCAGGATTCAATCGGTGCAGCTGGTGTTGATGCTAAGACCGATGCAACCCAGTTACAGCCCACTGATTTTGTGCCAAATGCTAAGCAAATGGATGCGACTGTGGATCGAATCTACTCAATTTTTCATACCAACAAGGCAATTGTTCAAAGTAGCTACACTGAAAACCAGTGGATTAGTTACTACGAAAGTCAGATTGAACCAGTGATTAGGCAGATGTCTGAGCAATGGACGAGCCGCTTGTTCAACCGACGGCAACGTTCGTTTGGTAATTCAATTGTGTTTGAATCAAGCGATTTGAGCTATGCAAGCATGCAAACCAAACTGTCACTCGTCCAACTGGTTGACCGTGCTGTGATGACTCCGAATGAATTACGTGGATTCTTTAATCTGTCACCAGTTCCGGATGGCGACAAGATGTTACTCCGAAAGGATACAGGGACAGTGCCTTCAGCAACTGGTAGCGACGGCGCCCCTGATCCAACGGAAGGAGGTGATGATAATGACGACAGTGGTACCGATTAAAGGTGACATCGTTACTAATGATTACGGCTGGCTTTACGATCTATTTGGCGATGACTATGCTTCACCTAAAAGCGTCTCTGATGTAATTAACAAGGCTAATGGCGATGACTTATCCGTTGAGATCAATTCAGGTGGAGGAATTGTCGATGCCGGCTCTGAAATTTACACCATGCTTCGTGCTTATAAAGGGCCGGTCAATGTGAACGTTGTGGGTGTGGCATATTCCGCTGCATCTTTGATCGCGATGGCGGGTGATGTCGTAGCCATGTCACCTGCAGGGATGATGATGATCCACAATGTCTCCGGTGGACAGATGGGTGACTATCATGATATGGAGAATGCTGCGGACTTGTTAAAGAAGTCAAACACAGCAATGGCTAATGCCTATATGGCCAAGACAGGTCTATCCCAAGCAGAAATCCTTGACTTGATGGACTCGACTTACTGGCTGGATCCGCAGACTGCCATTGAAAAAGGGTTTGCTGACAAGATGATGTTTGACAATGCGGAGAAGCCAGGAAAAATGGTCATGACTGCTAGCCTGAATAAGATTCCAAGTCTTGCCACGCTGAACCAAATGAAACACTTCCGAAACACAACAGCACTAAAAAGAGCGCCGTCTGATGATGATCAGATGGCGCTTTTGAATGCAGAATACAATCTCTTAAATTTGAAAGGGGAATAACCTCATGAACAAAGAAGAATACTTGAAGCAACGCGAAGCTCTGATGAACGATGCTCGCACCGCAATCGATAAGGGGAAGTCTGAGGATGCCAACAAAGCAATGAAGTCCGTGAAGGATTTGGACGCAAAGTGGGATCAGCAAACGAAAGACCAAGCCAACTTGGCAGCCCTGGATGACCACGCTCCAATCACTTTGGATAACGCTGTCCACATTGCCAGTGTTGCTAATGTACAACCTTTGACCGAACAGCGGCTCAATGCAGTAAGCAAAACACAGCCGACTTATGACAAGGTATGGGCTAAAACGCTTTTGGGTCACACTCTCAATACTGCAGAACAGGCTGTATTCGATAAGGAAAACGCGCGCCTTAATGGCGCACCATTTTCTCACCAAACGGAGAACACTCCGACCTTGATTCCTAACACTGTGGCGGCTGGCATCTGGAAGATCGCCGAAGAACAATATCCAGCCTTCGCTGATGCCAAGAAATTCAACGTTTCTGGCACGCTGACCATCAACAAGCACGATGGCATTGTTTCTGGTGATGCTCAGTGGGTTGACGAAAACACGCAGGCTGATGATGAGCAAAATAAATTCAGTCAATTGGTGCTTAAAGGTTACGAGCTGAATAAAGTCGCCACCGTGTCCTGGAAGATGAAGAGCATGTCTGAAGAGGACTTCATCAGTTTCTTGACTCAAGAGCTTGGGGATCGTCTGGGTGTTGCGCTTGGTGTTGCGATTCATCAAGGCGATGGTAAACATTCACCGCTAGGCATTGAGACTGCATTGAAGGCCGAAAAAGGTACGCCACAAGTTGCCACTTATAAGGATCAAATCGCATATAAGGATATCACTAGCACCATGGCCAAGATCCACTCTAGTTTTGCTGGCAAGGCAGCAGTTTATGCAAATAGCAAAACCATTTGGAATCAATTGGCAAACATCGTTGATGGTCAAGGTCGTCCGTTGTTTATTGCTAGCCCAATCAATGGAGGCGTTGGTAGCATTCTTGGTTTAGTTGTGAAACCAGATGCTGGTGTCAATGATGGGGACGTCCTGATTGCGGATGTGGCAGATACAGTCGTTGTTAACATTAACCAAGCACTTACAGTGGCAACAGAAGACCACGTCAAAGGTCGTTCCACTGATTATGGTGCCTATGCAATTGCTGACGCAGGTCTTTTAACAACCAAGGGGGCAGCATTGCTCACAGCAGGCCCAAAAGTGTAGCCCCGCAATCAGTTAAGTCTGAAGGAATCAAGGGCGGGGTTAAGTTAACAGCAAAGTAGAAAGGAGCTAGAACATGGCTGATACACCAGATCGGAGCGCCGAATTCTTAAAGGCACTCCAAAAAGGCAAGGTGGTTGCTGTCGGCAATAAGGGCACTGGTGAAGTTGACGTTACCGGCTTGGCCGATGGGACAGTCGTCAAAGATGGTGACTATCAGGTTGTTTTTGATACAGACAACACCAAGACACTGTCTTCAGTGGCCAGTGATCCGATTGATGCACCTGGCGCAACTGTGCCAACAACGCCACCTAGTCTAGGATAGGCGGTGATCAAAGATGGCTGACGAGAAATCTGAAGAAGAACCAACCTTGTTAGATCTCTTAAAACAACACATCCGATTGGAAGATGACATGGACCCTTCCATGTTGCAATTCTATCTGGACGCAGCTGACAAGTATGTCCAGCGTAAAGTTGGCCATAGCGTGAAATACTTGCAGCTTATGGTTGCTACCGTGATGAATGACAATCGATCTGCTGGTGACGATCTAGCGGCGGCACTTGAAGCCTTGGAGCCAATCTTCTACTTGGAGGTGAGAACAGATGACCCAGACAGTCAATCTAACGAACCAACTCAGGTGGATAGCCACACTGTTGGAACTTAAGGACGGCGTTGACGCACACGACCGTCCAAAACAAACGTGGGAAGACAAGCGGGTCTTGTATTACGCCGACATTGGGATCACCTCAACTGAAAAATATCTCGCGCAGCAGAACAAGCAGGATGTCGTCTTGCGCATTTTGATTCGTCGGGATATGTCGATTACTCAGGGTGGGAATCGTGTCCGGATCCGAGGAACTGATTATAAAATCACACGAATCTACGAGACGCCCGACAATCAAAGAATGGAGTTGAGTCTGGACTATGTTGATCACATTTGACGAGTTTCTGGCCAGACTCAAGCAACTGGGTGCGGTCTATCGAGACGTTGCACCACGGACGGCCAAGTATCCGTACTGGATATACACCTATACAAACACTCAGCGTCTAGTAGCCAGCACGGGTACACGGTTAATCGTGAACGAGTATCAGGTGTCTTTGTACACAAAGGGCGTTGAAGACGAGCTACTGCCGTTCATCAAGACGTTTGATGATGTCCCATTCCAATCATTCAGAGGCATTCCGGGCGATGAAAATGATGAAACTATCACGGATTTGTATACGTACATCGAGGTGATTGCGGGTGGTCAATAACAACGGTTTTGAAACAATGGCCAAGTATCTCAGTGGTCTCAAAGTAGATGATTCAGTGTCGAAAGAAGGGCTGGTTGCCGCAGCAAGTCAATTCGCTGACAAGCTCCGGCCCGAGTTGCCAAGTGAACCTAACGCTCCGCTCGCACAAACCTATGGGACGTTAAGAGATAAGCTACAGGTTGTTGACAAGGGCGATCACATCCAAGTGACGTTTGGAAATGCATTTTGGTGGCTATTTCTGGAGCATGGAACAAGTCCCAAGAACCATCAAGGAATCAGGGCACGCAATTATGTTCACAACACCTTTGCTGCCAACAAAAATACAATTATGCAGACTATGGTCAAACCGGTCATGGATGCATTGAAAAAATAGGAGGAATCGCTATGTCTGATAAACCAAGCAGAGCAAACGATATTGAGCTAGAGCTCACTATTGGCGATATGTTTTTCGCTATGAAAAAGCAAAATGAGACGGCATCTACTGATCCGGTCTTCGATACAAGTGTTATCCGGATCCCGAACATCAAAAAGATTGCCTTCAAAGGGAACGGAAAGTCGAACGACATTTATGCCAGCGGTAAAAAGTTCGGGACAATCACGCAAGAAACCAGTATTGCAGTGACACACACCCACATCGGGATGCCAATTGCAGTTCTGGATGCAATGAAAGGCATCGCAGCGAAGCATGGGGTCGAGTTTGGATCCACGCTTGCACAATCAATGCCAGAGTTTGCAATTGGTTTTGACACATGGTTGGCCAATGGACAGCATGATGGCATCTGGTTGACGTCTTGTACACTTAACCCTGCTGTTAATGAAACCCATGCAACTTCTGAAGAGTCATTCAAGGAAGTCAACCCTGATATCGTCTACAACGCAGGTGGTTTGCGTAATTCGAGTATTTACTACGCACGCTATAATTCAGCCCGAGACAGTGCTGACCTGACTGTTGACGACTTTTTCAAGCAGGTTATTTTTTCTCCAGAACAGCTTGAAACGATCGCAAAACAAAAACCGATCCCAAAAGTGTAGCCCCGCAATCAGTTAAGACGATTGCCAAACAAGGCGGGGAATTAACGATTATTGCTAATTAGGAGGACAAAGAAATATGGCGAAGCTCTCTGATCTAGTTAGGCTCCGAGACAATCATTTCATCACGATTCAAGGTGCTAAGGTACCTGCAGCGTTCACTTTTGCATCAATTGATGCTATTGAATCCGCATATGGGCAAGGCTACAAAACATTCGAGAAGGATCTGAATCTTATGCTCAAACGGAAAGTGATTCATCGCGATCAGAAAACCATGAAACTCATTTGGGCGCTTGTTTACGGCTTACTTGTCGGTGGAGGTACGGAAACTACCTTTGATGAGATGAACCGTGCTATTTCCTTTTCGGAAATTCCTAGTGTTATTCAAGAGGCAATGGATATTCTAAATGAGCAGAACTTCCAACTAAGTGACATAAAAAAATAAAGTCGCCACAACAGGAAGGTGAGGCCCAGGAGGATAACGATTACCCCTGGGCCTTTTATTTGTATGTGGCGAAAGCGCTGATGGGATACTCGCTTCAAGAATTCATGAAATTAACGCCGAATCTGTGGCTGAAACAATATCTAATCTATATCGAGATTAATAATCCTGATGGTATCTACAAAGAGAAACCTAAGCCCATTCGGAAACAGGTCACACTGGACGATATTCCATTTTTTAACTAATTAAGAAAGGAGGAAAATAATGGCTGACGAAACTCAAAACGTTGTTCTTGATTTCAAGATGAATGGTCAAGTACAGTTTGCTAACACAGTGAAAGACATCAACGCCGTGATGAACACGGCCGCAAAGGAATATCGAGCCCAGATATCGTCTATGGATGAGAATGCTAGTTCGACTCAGAAACTGGCTGCTGAACAACAAAAATTGCAAATTCAATCCGAAGCTGCTGCTAAAAGAACGCAAATTCTGTCTGAACAATTGAAGACGATGCAGGATCGTGGTGAAACATCTGGATCTTCATTTGATCGGCTCGTCGGCAAGGTTGCGGATGCACAAAGGGTTGAAAATAACCTGAAAGGTGCTCTTGATCAAGTTAACAGCCAACTCAGTGAGCAAGGTTCCAAAGCTAACGATGCCAAAGATCATATCAGTAACTTGCAGCAGGAAGAGGGCGAGCTTGATTCTAAGCTTAAGCTCGCGTCTTCATCGGCTAAACTGGAAAATGCCCAACTAGGTGATAATGCTTCCGAGGCGCAGAAGACAGCTGCCGCCCAACGGCAACTGTCCGAACAAATGGATTTGTCTCGGCAAAAAGTTGATAACTTGAAGCAACAGTTGAAGGAAACAGTCACCGCTTACGGAGAGAACTCAGCTGAGGCAACACAGATGAAAGTCAAGTTGAATGACGCCGAAACATCTGTGGCCAATTTGGGTAACCAAATGGATAAATTGGGTAAGGACTCACAAGATACTAGCTCCAAACTTGACGAGATTGCTAAGAACACAGCTGCTGAACGGCTGCAGACTGTCGCCAATGGATTCCAATCTGCTGGTCAAGGCCTGCAAGATTTTAACCAAAAGGCGCAAGAAGCATGGACACAAACTGATGATGCTGTTGATAACCTGACCAGCAAAACTGGCGCTGTTGGAGGCGTTGCAGATAAACTCGGTGAGTCATTTGAGAAAGTTGAACGCTCCGAGTCTGGTGCGCAGATGGAATCGATGGATTTGTCGAATACCATGGCAGGGCTTACTAGTCAATTCAATTTGAGTGGTCCGCAGCTGGAAAAGACATCCGAAGACGTTGCCAAGTTCAGCCAGATCACAGGTCAGTCTGGGACTGACGCGGTCAACGCATTACATGATTCCATGTCACGATTCAATCTCAGCGCTAAAGATATTCCTAGCGTACTTGATGCCTTTGCTGCAGCGTCTCAGCGGACAGGTGTACCAGTTGCCGACCTTGAAGAAGATGCATCAAAGGCATACCCAGCCTTCAAACAATTGCACATTAGTCTTCAGCAGGGAATTCCACTACTGGCGTCCTGGAGCAAATCGGGGATTGATTCTTCCACAGTGCTCAAGGGCATGCAGAAGGCATTCTCTGCCGCCAAAACTGAGAACAAATCTTTCAGCGATGTCATGACGCAATCTTTCAAAGGAATCAAAGATGCCAAGACAGACCAAGATGCTTTTAACATTGCAATTCAAACATTTGGCGCCAAATCAGGTCCACAGATGGCTCAGGCTATCCGTGATGGCAAGGTTTCACTTGATGGTCTAAAAAAATCAGCCCAAGACACTGGTGGAACCGTCTCGAAATCTTTTCAGCAGACCTTGGATCCAGTCGACAAGGCCAAACAAGCTCAGAAAGAATACGAACAGACTATGGGTAAGATTGGTGGAACAATTCAAGAGACCCTATTGCCTGTGATCAAGGGGCTTCTGCCAATTGTTAAAGGTGTCAGTGATGCATTCAATAAGGCACCAGCACCCGTGAAAGCGCTGGTTGTTGCGTTTGGTGCGATCACTGTCGCACTTGGTGTCTTGGCACCAGTCATCACGGCAGTTGCAACAGTTCTGCCAATGCTCGGTGTTGGTGCGACCGCTGCCGGTACAGGGGCTGGCCTAGGAGCTGCAGGCATGGGAGCTTTTATGGCCACGCTCCTGCCGATTGTCGGAGTGATTGCGGCTGTAATTGCCGCGATTACCGCAGTCGTTTTGGTTATCAAGAACTGGGGTGCGATTGTCACTTGGCTCAAGGGTGTTTGGAGTACCGTTACCAGTTTCTTCTCTGGAATGTGGACAAGCATTAAGCAAATCTTCACGATTGCGATTAATGCCATTACCAATTTTTTGAAGCCAGCTTTTACAGCCGCTGTAAATGTCATTAAGTCAATTTGGAACGGTATTAAGTCCTTCTTTTCTGCTTTCTGGAACGGAATCAAAGTAATCTTTACGGTGGCGATTACCGCTATTGCTGTCATTATTGGTACGTATCTCAATATCTGGAAGACCATTATTACGACCGCAATGAACTTCATTAAGGGTATTATCACCAATGTTTGGAATGGTATTAAATCATTCTTTGGGCCAATCTTAGCCAGCATAGGTAATGTGATCCGGAGTGCGTGGAATTCGATTAGTAGTGTTACCTCTAGTGTGTTCAACAAGGTTAAAAGTGTTGTTTCAAGCATTTGGAACAACATCAAGAATGTCGTTTCAAATGTTGTAAATGCAGTTAAGTCAGTTGTATCTAATGCATGGAACGCAGTTAGTTCGACTACTTCAAATATTTTCAATAGTGTTAAAAGTGCAGTATCAAATGTGTGGAACAGCATTAAATCGACTATCTCAAATGTTGTGGGAAGTATTAGAAATGCCGTCTCAAGTGCTTGGAATGCGGTTAGTTCTGTGACATCTAACGTCTGGAACAGTATCAAAAATGCAATCTCTGGGCCAATCAATACTGCAAAGGATATCGTCCGAGGAGCGATTGACGCCATTCGAGGTTTCTTCAACTTCAGTATCCATTGGCCTCATATTCCAATGCCACATTTCAGCATCCAACCCAGTGGTTGGTCTGTTGGTGATCTTTTGCATGGATCTATCCCTCATTTGGGTATTGACTGGTACGCGCAAGGTGGCATTATGACGCAGCCGACTATGTTTGCCAATAACAATGGCCGGGCACAGGTTGGTGGCGAAGCTGGGCCGGAGGGCGTTATTCCACTGAACGATGATACGTGGAATAAGATGGGTGCAGCTATTGCGGCTCATATGCCATCCCAGGGACCAATTACGCTGCAGGTGGATGGCCGCACGTTTGCGACTATCACCGGTCCATACACCTCGGACTACTTGAAACAGCAGGATGCAACTCAAAACTTTAGCTATGGAAGGAGGCTTTGATAACAGATGGTTGAATTAATTCTGGACGGTCAATCTCTGGCCCAGTCTGTGCCGGGGACGTTGGTCACCAAGAAGCCAAACATTCCCGCAGCTAAGCGCGATGTGCAGTTCACAGACGTGCCTGGCCGTTTGAGTGGTTCATTAACCGAGAAACGGGGTTGGAAGGATATTACTTGGTCACCAGAACTCCAACTCGTGGACTTCAAGACGCTCAACCAGTCATGGCGGAAGACACGGCAGTTACTGCAATCCGCGTCGAAGCTAGTGTTGAGTGATGACCCCGACTTCTATCGGCTCATCAAGTCAGTCACAATCGGCGAGTTTTCGGTAGACGATGTGGAGGTCAGTGGCTCCTACAAGCCCAGCTTCACTTTGGATCCGCTTGAGTATCAGACGACTGATCCAAAGACGTTCACGGATAACTTTGACATCGTGAACCCCGGTAACGTGGCAGCGGAACCGTTGCTCACCGTGTCAGGGTCCGGAACAGTCAAGATCTCCGTGAACACGAACCAATTCTCAATCGACAGCCTGACAGCGCCTGTCACTCTCGACTGTGCTAAACACACGGCGACCATGGCTGAGAAGGATATCACAACCTCGACAGCGGGTAATTGGCCGCTCTTTGTGCCAGGTGTCAATCATGTCATTTTGACCGGCATCACAAGTATCACAGTGCAACCTAGGTGGTGTTATGTATGAGTACCGATATTGAACTCTATCCGCGTGACCAGAATGATTTCAGTCACCACGGCTATGCTTTGGACGACATCAGCAATGATATCGTCACTTGGCAGCTCAACGCGAAGTTCACCTTGACGTTCGATTATCCGATGTTTAGCGAACATGCTGGAGACCTCGTGGCTGAAAATATCGTGCGCGTGCCAGTTCCGGGGGGCAAGGCCGCTTTTCGAATCGCGCAAGTGATCAAGTCAATGGGTCATCTTAGCATCACTGCTTATCACGTGTTCTGGGATCTTAACGATGATTTCATTGCGGACACCAACATCGTTGACAAAGATGGCCAGGGCGCACTTGATCAGATCATGCGTGCTGCCAACTATCCAACTGGCTTCAAAGTTCTATCAACAATCGGAAATGTAACCAATGCCCGGCTGGTTAGAATGTCAATCATCAAGGCACTTTTGGGAACGGATGACAACTCGTTTCTTAACCGCTGGGGTGGTGAATTCGATTGGCAGGACTTTAGTTTCAGTGTCAACCCTCGTCTAGGAAAAGATCGTGGTGTTCATTTTGAATATGCGCACAACTTGACCGGATACGAAGCGACCAAGGACAGTAGTGGTATCATTACGCGACTGCTGCCAGAAGGCTACAATGGTCTTTTACTGCCTGAGTTGTATGTTGACAGCCCCAAGTTAGGCAATTATCGCAAACCGAAGATTGGCACCAAAACCTATCAGGACATCAAGGCCATTGACGAAACACAGGCAACAGGGGATCAAGAAGGTGCTGTTCCGGTTCAAGAAGCGTACGAGTTACTTCGTGCTGCCGCTGCGAAAGAGTTCTCCGAAAGTCATATTGATGAGGCCAAGTGGACGTACAAGTTGAATGTGGCGTTGCTTGAGAATACTGAAGAGTACAAGGATTTAAGCATCACTACCACTGTGTTGCCAGGCGATACGGTCACCATCACGCACAAGCTTGATGGTATTGATGTGAGAGCGCGTTTGACTGGATATACCTGGCAACCGTCAAATCATAGCTATCTAACACAAACGTACGACAGTGCATCGCGGCCAGATGTTGCATATAGCAATCTCAGTAGCCGGGTCAACGAGATCAAGTCACAGATTGAGTTAGTTGATAAGGTCGTGATTGCGAAGGCAACAAATGGCATGAATTCAACAGGCTGGGGAGATCAATCGCCGGTCGATCTGAATATTGCTGGTAAAACCGGTGACGTATACTATCAAACGACTGCCAAGGGGACAATTATGTGGCTCTTTCATGATGGCCAATGGAATGCCGAAACCGGTGACGCTTTTGGCACCGAGGTTCAGAAGAAGGTTGACACCGCAATCGCGGATGTTGCTGCTGCCAAACAAGCTGCCAATGATGCTGTGGCAAAAGCAAATAGTAGCGCACAGTTGGCTTCAATGAGCAATCAGACTGCACAGGCGGCTAAAAGTGCAGCCGACTCGGCCAATGCTCTTGCAACACAAGCAGTGTCAGCAGCATCTGATGCGAAAACCGCCTTGGCGACTGCAAATTCTGCTTTGGAGACTGCGACAGACCAGAAGACGACAGTGGCTACATTGGTCACTAAAACTGATGATTTAGCAGGAACGATGGCAACATTGGCGACTAAGACGGACATAAACAAGTTGTCGGGTGAAGTCACCACAGCGAAAACGCTGGCTCAACAGACTGCCGATGGATTGCAACTTAAAGCCGATCAAAGTGTCGTTAACACCATCAATGGGTCAGTCAATCAACTGCGTGCTGATCTCAAGGTTGCAAATGATCAGTTGTCTTTAACGATGACAAAGAATGATGTGACCGGCCTGCTGACGCCGTATGCAACACAGTCGTGGACGCAGGGTCAGATCACAGCAAGTGCAAGTAGTTGGGAGACCAGGTTTTCATCGGTTCAAAATAAGATAAATAATTTACAGATCGGTTCTCGCAACTATTACAGTTTAAAAGCTTTGAGAACATCAGCTTACCCCAATGCAATTTATCCAGATATCACAAGTCTTGATATTCAATTAGAGCCGAATACAACCTACACGGCCTCGACTGATGTCCCGCCAACGTCAGATTCTTACACTAATGTGTTTGCTGATAACAAAGCGGGGTTCAGTCCATCTTCTCCAGCAAATGGGGTTAGTTCAGTTCAAAATCATACCTGGACCACTGATAACACAGGGCTAATCACTGTGGGTTATCGAAATGCTCAAATCCAAAATGGAACACAACACATTCAAATTGAGAAGGGAAACGTTGTTACAGATTGGCATCAAGCGATTGAAGATGGTACTGATTATACAGATGCCAAAGTTGCTAGCCTTAAGCTGACAGTTGACGGTCTAACAACCACTGTCGCTAATAATCAAGGGCAAACAACGACAGCTATACAAACTCTTCAAGGTTTTCAAGTAACCGCAACAGATCGCATCAATGGTCTCAAGTCGCAACAGACTCAACTGTCCAGTCAATATACATCCATTATTGGTGATCTTGCCGATTAAAAAAATCTGTTTAAAGATCCAACTTTTGAGGAAAAAAGTAATCCACCAACACCGGAGGGCGCTGATTGGGAAAGCAGCTATGACAAGAACAACCTAGTGCTTTACAATGGCGGATCTGTGACACAGCGCGTTTATTGGCCAAATTTTGGTACGGCAGAGCAAACCTATTCCGTTCGTATTACGTTTAACACAAGCAGTACAGCGTCGATGCGCATTGGCTTTGGAGGAGGAGCAATATCTAATAGTTATGCCTTAACTACAAACGATACTCTTCAACACTCCGAGCAGTTCACAGTCCGTTGTACAGATTGGGGATATAGGGCCTTGAGTATTTGGCTAAGCCCGGGAGCACGGATTCGAATTTACAGCTTAGAAGTATTTAATTCAACAGGTTCAGTTGCAACCAGCCAGATCACCCAACTGCAAGATGCGATTAATCTCCGCGTGTCCAAAGGCGATGTGCTTAGTCAGATCAATCTGGAAGCCAACCGCACTCTGATTCAAAGCGGCAAGCTTGTTCTAGATGCACCAACAGTTGTCTTTACAGGCAATGCCTTCATCCCCTCAGCAGCGATCGCAAGTTTGTCTGCTGACAAGATCACCACCGGGACGTTGAATGCGGCCAATCTCAACGTGATCAACCTGAACGCATCAGCTATTGTGACTGGCACGATTTCTGGCGCTAACTTGGCCATCAATTTGAATACAGGGATGGTTGATTTCCAGAAAGGCCGCATACACTCAACTGACAACAACATTGATATCAACATCGACCAAAAATATATATCCGTAACGGACAGCAGCAACAGTGTTTTGCTTAAGGGCGGATCAATGACATTTACCCAACCCTATGCTTTTGACTCGAATCAGACACCTTATTTGACTATCGATAATGTCGGAGCAAGTCAAACTTTTGGAAGGGGCGCTGAAATCGTAGGCCGTGATGTTTTAACCGTCTCTGTTTCTGGAGAAAACAATGCTTTTCTTGGTGGGGCAGCACTTTTCGAAAAAAAGTTCAGTGGTATTTCGGTTTCGAAAAACTATGACACTGTTGTAGGTGGCGCTAATCGTGGTGTGACAATCATCGGAGGCTCATCATATTCAATAGGTCTGGGAATGGATTCCGTTCCATCTATTATGGTTGGCTACAACAAAGGCGGATTAACTGGAGGAACACGCATTAACATTGAAGCTGAATACGTGCAGATACCTTCTGCGTGGTCAAAAACAACCTCATCATCTCCAAACGCATTTGTTGCTTCTGATGGTGCTCTCGTCCGCAGCACCTCAGCCAGCAAGTACAAGGTCAACATCGAGCGAACCCGGTCGACCGATTTGGCTGAGCGGTTGCTGACCATGCCAAACGCTCACTGGCTGGACAAGGCAGCCATGGAGCGATATGCAAGCGGCGAGCAAAAAGAGTTACCACAGACAAACTTTGGCCTGATTGCCGAGGATTTGGAAGCTGCCGGTCTTGAGGATCTGGTTGTCCGTGGGCCAGATGGTGAGCTTGAAGGGATCCAGTACGACCGGATCGCGGCAGCACTCTTGCCACTGCTGGCACAAATGAAAACTGAAATCGATGAACTCAAAGCGACGGCATAGGCTGGCGCTTTTAATTTGGGAGGAAAACATGAAAATCACACTTGAAAATACAAATATTGCTAACGTATACAGACTTGTTGAACAAATCAAAGTTAAGGGCAAGGATGCTCTGGCGCTTGCCAAGTTCATCAAATTGTTAAAGCAAACTTTGAAATCTGCTGGTGAGGATGAGCAAGCCTTAGTCGCTCAGTATGCTCTTAAAGACGATAACGGAGAATCAAAAACAGATTCGAACGGTAATATTCAGCTGGATCCCGACCTAGCTCGTGAGTACAACAAGGTTCATGGTGAATGGCTTGAGCAGAAGGCCGAAATCGAAGGTGGTACTTATGTGAATCACATTGACGATGTCCAGCGAATCATCAGTGACTACGTTGATGAGAACGAAATAGGCGGACCCGATCTTGATGCATATTTAGCGTTGTACGAAGCATTCGAAAAAGGAGAGAAGTAATCATGGCATTGAAAACTAACAAGAGCATCAGTCTCACAGGTACATCCACCATTGGTGATGTTCAGGTCGCTTATTTGAACGCAACTATTGACCAAGAAGGAAATGGAGCCAATACGGTCAATCAGTCAATTCAGAATCAGGCACTCTATGACGCGAACAAGAAAGAAGTTCGAGCTGACATTGCCAAATTTCAGCAATTGCTTTATGACACAGAGGATTCTTTGACTTCTGAAAAAAAGGGCACAGATAGCAGCAAAACATCGGAAAATTGAGTCAACTATAACTAGCCGTTACATCCTTATGGAAGAAGTGAGAAAGTGATATTTTTTGGATACACGATTGGTGAATGGACGGAGGTTATATCAATCATCGGGGTGGGTGTGAGCGCGGGCAGCTGGCTGTTCAAAAAGATTGCCTTAGATCCATTGCGCTCTGATATTCAAGTGCTTTCAGAGACAATTAATCGCCAGCTCAAGCTGCACGAACAGTCGCTGGCAGACTTGGGACAACATCTGAGGACACACGATGACGAGCTCGGTAGCCATTCGGTTAGAATCACTCGATTAGAAGACCATGTAGGCATTAAAGGAGAAGATAACCATGAAGATTAATTGGAAAGTACGAGTATTGAGTGTCAAATTCTGGCTGGCCGTTGTGCCAGCTTCTTTGTTGGTGATTCAAGCGGTGGCGGCAGTCTTCGGGTACAACTGGGATTTTGCTAGTTTGGGTAAGGAGCTCACTGCAGTGGTCAATGCAGTGTTTGCATTATTGACCATTGTCGGGGTAGCCGTTGATCCAACCACAGAGGGTGTCGGTGACAGCCAGCAGGCGTTAGCTTACCCGGCACTCATCACTACCAAGGCGGCTAAGATCAGGGCGTTAGAGGATCAGATTAAGGCACTGCAAGCAGATAAAGCGGCTGATCAGGCAACTTCTGCTGCTAGTGAAGTGGTTCCAGAGACGTCTTCTGCAGCACCGGCGGAGTCAGCTCCGGCATCTGTTGCTCCACAGCAATAAGGAGGGCACCATGAAATTTAAAACTAAACTAATCACCTTGGTAGTCGCCTTCTTGGCGGCTATTTCTTTTGCCTTGCCATCGCAGGTCAATGCAGCAAATACCGATATGGTGGATACTTCTAATCACAACGGATTGATGACGTATGACAATTACTATGACATGTTGGTTCATTATGGAGTCAAAGCAGTTGTTCAAAAGGTTAGTGAGGGGACGACTTATGTAGACCCAACAGCCAAGTATAATTTGGCGAGCGCAAAGCAGGCGGGACTTTATCTTAACGGTTATCACTATGCCCGTTACACCACAGTTGAGGGAGCACGTGCAGAAGCACGGTTTGCCGTAGCTGCAGCTCAGTCTGCAGGTCTTCCAATTGGAGCTGTTCTAGCAACCGATGTGGAGGCAAGCGAGCAAGCTAATAATAATTATGCGGCGAATACTGCAAACAACAAGGCATTTATGGAAGTTGTTCAAGCAGCTGGGTATCGGTCAACTATCTATACAATGGGTAGCTGGGTCGGCACAAAAATGCTTGTTGATAAAGGCTGGATTGCTGATTATCCATATAACACGAGTCGTGATCGATACACGATCCATCATGCTTGGCAATTTCGGAGTGATCAACAATTCGCCGGTAGCTATGGTAATTTTGACGTCAGCCAGCTCTATGATGATTTCTTTACTGCTAATCAGACACCTAGCCCGTCAGCACCTGTAACACCGGCACCAAGCCAGCCAGCGAAATCGAATGCAGCCAGTGACACCGACTATGCGCAAACTGGTGTTTTCAAGCCATCCGCGACTGTTAACATCCGCACTGGTGCCGGAACCGGCTATGCATCCGTTGGTAGCTATGCACCTGGTGAAAGTGTGATTTATGATCACGTGTATATCCGTGGCACATATGTTTGGGCACGTTATCTCAGCTACTCCGGTAGGTATCACTACATTGCGCTAGGCGTAAATGGTGGTGAGAGCTATGGTTCGCGCAGTTCAAATGCGCAAACCTATTCGCACACGTACTACACAGTCCGCTCTGATGATAGCTTCTGGAGTATTGCCAGTAAGTATGGCATCAGCATGTACACGCTTGCGGCTAACAATGGCAAGTCAATCTACAGCCTGATTTATCCGGGAGAAAGCCTGTACATCAGGTAA